GTACAGGCAAAGACTTAGGTGCTGTATCTATGGCACTTGCAAAGGCTTATGGTGGGCAGACAACAGCCCTTAGCCGTCTAGGTGCAGGCTTATCTAAAGCCACTCTCGCATCTGGTGACTTAGATTTAATCACAAGCGAACTAACAAAGAAGTTTTCAGGTCAGGCTTTAGCTGCTGCCGAAGGCTATTCAGGAGCCATCGCCAAGCTTACAGTTGCGTCTAATAACGCCAAAGAGATTATCGGCAAAGACCTTCTAGATGCCATGCAGATGGTGGCAGGAGAAGAAGGCATTGGCGGAGCAACAACCGCAATGGAAAGCTTTGCCACTCAAATTGGTAATGCAATCTATGGCATTGGTGTTCTTACAAAAGCAATCAAATCTATACCAGGTGCAGGATTTATTGGTGATGTTTTATCCGCTGGTACTCAGATTTCAGGAATTGGACTTCTTTCTAGATTAGGTGCATCAAGCAAGGCTCGTTCGGCAGGCACACCAGCACAATCGCCTGGACAACGCAAGGCAATCGATAAAGCCAATGCCGATGCAATCAGACTGCAAAAGTCCAAGAACACTTTATCTAAGATTGATAACGACAATACTGCTAGAAAACTCGTTCTCACAGGCGATCAGTTAGCCCTTCTTGAACTAGAGAAGAAGTTCGATGTAGAGCGCATTGGCTTATTTGCTGCTATGAATCAGGCAACTGATGGTGAAACAAAGATGCGCCTTTTATCTCTTATTGCTATCAAGGATCAGAACGCTGCTCTTGCTGGTCAAATTATGAATGCCAATAAAGCAACCGATGCTCTAGAAGCATTCCGTCAAGCAATTCTTGCAGCCATTCGAGCATTGCTAGACAAGGTTCAAAACGAACTAGCACAGCTACAAGCTTTGACTGGAAACACTCCAGTTACAGCAGGCACATCAACTTTTATGACCAATGACCCAACAGCGGTATCTGGTGGCATTCCCAATACAGCATTGTCTATGGACTTTGGTGCAGGAACATTTAGAGCTGCTGAATCTCGCACAACAAACATTTCAGTAAATGTTCAAGGCTCAGTTACTACCGAGCGCGATCTAGTCAATGCCATTACTCAGGGCATCTACAATAATCAGGCTTCCGGAATCCCAATCTCCTATTCGACTGCGTACAGATAATGGCGTTACCAGCAACCCTTGTTGTTAAGATAAATCTATCGGGTGGAGCTTCATTCGGTAATCCGTTTATCTTGGGTACTTCACAGTTAGGCTTTGCTGAACTTGCATCTAGCGTGCCTGTCATTGTCGATGTTTCTGCTCAGACCACAAACATCTCGACTCGTAGAGGGCGCAATCTTTTGCAGGATAATTACGAGTCTGGGCAGGCAACCATCAGAGTTGTAGACCCAAACGGTGACTTCAACCCACAGAACACTTCTAGCCCCTATTACGGGCTATTACAGCCACTTAGGAAGATTCAGGCATCTGCTATCTATGGCGGAGTTACTTATGGCTTATTTGGCGGCTACATCACCGAATATCGCTATACCTATCCGACTGGGCAGGAAACGGGTTACGTTACTTTTGTCGTCTACGATGCATTCCGCTTGATGTATAACTCCAATGTCACAACCGTTACAGGCGGCACAGCAGGGCAGACAACTGCACAGCGCGTTCAATCTATCTTAACCATGATTGCCTGGCCGCCTGCATTTACCAGCATTGGCACAGGTGCTACAACTTGCGTGGCAGACCCTGGCACAACTCGCACAGTCCTAGAAGCAATACAGACTGCTGAGTTCACAGAACAAGGCGCGTTCTATATCGATGAGAATGGCGTAGCAACTTTCAAGGGTCGCCAGTTCGTCTATGATGCACAAGCTGCTAGCCCAACAATCTTTAACCAAACTGGCACAGGCATTAACTATGCAGGAATTACTTTTGCACTCGATGACAAGACAATCGTGAACAAAGCAACTGTGACCCGAATTGGTGGCACAGCACAGACTTATTCAGATGCCACATCGATTGCTCAATACTTCACACGATCCATTACAGCTACGGATATGCTCATGCAAACAGATGCCAATGCCCTAAGCCTCGCAACTGCCTATGTCGATTCTCGCAAAGAAACATCCATCCGCATTGAAACAATAACCTTAGATTTAATGACCCCATCATATTCAGCAGGCATCACAGCAGCTCTTAGCCTTGACTTCTTCAACACAGTAGACATCACCAATGAGCAACCTGGTGGATCAACTATCCAGAAGAAACTTCAAGTGCAGGGAATTGCTCACAACATCACCCCTAACACATGGAGTACCACAATCGCTACGCAGGAGCCTTTACTCGATGTTATGTACTAGAATTGACCCTATGAAAGAGGTGTGCTAATGGCTGTTGGATTCCCAACAAAGGTAAGTTATGCAAATGGAGACGTGTACTCCAGTAGCGACGTCAATGATTCTAATGGAACGCTAAATCTTCTAAACCCTACAGCTAAGGGTTCTATTGTTTCTGCATCTGCCGCTAATACTCCTTCTCGTCTAGCGGTGGGTTCAGATGGTCAAGTGTTGATTGCGGATTCAACTGCCACCACAGGCTTGAAATGGGCAACGAGCCCTCTTGTGCCAACTTGTAGAGTTTTTGCAAATGCTTCACAGACTATTGCTAATGCAACTGATACAAAAATAGCCTTTGCAAATGAAAGTTTTGACACCAGCGGTTTTCACAGCAATGTTACAAACAACACTCGAATTACAATTCCTAGTGGCTTGGCAGGTTATTACAGAGTTACAGCAAACATTGGTTGGCTAAATAATGGCACAGGTAGAAGAATCTTTGCAATAGCACTTAATGGTGGAAACGTATCTCAGGCAGAATTGACTCCAACTTCAAGCGTTGAGCCAGCAGGATCAATTACAGACACTTATCTATTAAATGTTGGTGACTATTTAGAACTTAATGTTTATCAAACATCTGGCGGAAACTTAAATACTTCAGGTTCATCTATAAGAGACTTTTTTCAAGTAGAAAGAATGGGTTCATAAAATGTTATTTGAACAAATCAAAGCAACTTATCCAGAACTAACTGATGCAGATTTCTTTCCTGAAACAGGTTCAATTCATTTAAAAGATGATGGTGATGGAATTGCTTACATTGCCAAATGGGAATACTCAAAGCCAATTCCAAGCGGCTTGAAGATTGGCAAGAATGAAACCGCTTCTCTGTAAAGCAGGGCAACAACTTCGTGAGCAGATTGATGATTCCTTTCCTGACCGCGATAGAAAGTCCGATGGTTGGATAGGCGATGCCGCACACTCCAATCGTAAGAGTGACCACAATCCCGATCCGATTAACGGAATCGTCAGGGCTATTGATGTGGATAAGGACTTCGACTCACGCCCCAGCACAGGTGCTTATCTTGCCGACCAAATACGCTTATGTGCCAAAGCAGGAGACCGCAGAGTGTCCTACATCATTTACGCAGGAAAGATTGCCAGTTCTAAAAGAGCTTGGCGTTGGCGTACTTACGATGGGGTTAATAAGCACGATCATCACATCCACATTTCATTTACTAAAGAAGGTGACCAGAATGGTCGCTGGTTCGACATCCCGATGCTAGGAGCAACAACAAATGAAAGACCTTAAAACAGCAGCAGGCTCATGGGCTAGAGCATTCTTAGTAGCAGTTCTCTCATTAGCAGCAGCTGGTGTAACAGAGCCAAAGGCGTTAATCGCTGCAGGACTTTCATCATGCTTGCCACCAATTATTCGTTGGTTAAATCCTAACGACTCAAGCTACGGCATTAAAGCATAATGACTGCCCTTAACTGGGCGGCTCTCGCAGTTGCAGTCATCTCAATCGTCACAGCCTTTGCAGGATCAATCCGCTGGCTAGTGAAGCATTACTTGAATGAACTAAAACCTAACGGTGGTTCATCAATGAATGACAGATTGAATCGACTTGAAGGGCGTGTCGAAACAATCATTTCTTTATTGGAGAGGTGACAATTTACACATGGCAAGAAAAGCAACTAAGAAGCTAGTGGATGAAGGCTATTCCAAACTAGATGCATGGGCTATCGGCGTACATGAAATGTATCGTGCATTACGCAGAGCAGGCTTCGATGTTGATTTGGCACTTGGCATAATCACAGAGAAAAACGCATATCCGGACTGGATACTTCCTACTCCAATTAACCCAAATATCCCAGAGCCAGACTGGTATGACGATGAGGATGAATGAAGCGAACAATAGTTTGGCCAGACTTGCAGTGCCCGTACGAGGATGCACATCTTGTACGAAACTTTGAACTATTTGCAAAAGCGTTTAAGCACGATTCTGTCGTTACTATTGGAGATGAAATCGATCTCCCACAAATATCCCGCTGGACAGAGAACACACCAGGCTGGTACGAGCAGACACTAGCTGATGACCGCGACCACACAGTCGATGTGTTGTGGCGTTTAACTCAATACGCTAAGGAAGCACATTCTGTGCGCAGCAATCATACGGATCGCTTGTACAACGTCATTATGAAGAAGATTCCTGCATTTCTGTCATTGCCTGAACTTAAGTTTGAGAAGTTCATGAAACTCGATGAACTAGGCATCCAATTCCACAAAGAGGCTTATCCCATTGCCCGAGGATGGATAGCCGTTCATGGTGATTTAGGTGGGCTGAATCCTAATCCTGGAATGAGCGCGTTGAACCAAGCCAAAAAGGCAGGGGTCAGCACAATTATGGGTCACACGCATAGAGCGGGCAGGAGTGCCGTTTCTGAGGCTTACAACGGCTCTGTAAGGCGCGTACTGCATGGGGTTGAAGTAGGACATGCAATGAACGTAAAAGCCGCCAAATACGTTTCTATGCCAAATTGGCAGCAAGCCTTCGCCATTGTCACCGAGATAGGCAAGAATGTGCAGGTGGACTTAATCTACGTTGAGAAGGACGGTACTTTCGTTGTGTCAGGTAAGAGATACGGGCGCGCTCGGTAACGACATATCTAGGGACATCGATAATCACATGGATGACTCAGAATTGTTACCATTTCGTTATCTAAATCAACAGGGTAAATCCCACTAGCTGTGCGACACTTTTCCTGTTCCTGAAATACAGGACAAGAAAGGGCTATATGAACTCTTTAACAATCCTTACAGTTGTTGGACTTTGCCTAGCAAATTACTTTACCTTTAGATGGGGTCAGGAAATTGGCTACGATCAAGGCTTGGTAGATGGTCGCAAAGCCGTCCGCAAGTATTACGAGCAGGTGGGTAAGTGAAAGCAACAGAGGCACTTATCAATGCAATCGACATCATGCAAGATCGTGGCAAGGTTTACGGTCATCCGAAAATTAACCAAGGTCGCATCGCTGCAAGGTTATCCTGTTTACTTGATTACCCAATCACAGACGCACAAGCTGCTCTTGCAATGGTCGAAGTCAAACTTGCCAGAATCACAGAAACCCCAAGCCACGAAGATTCTTACATCGATGCAATAGCCTATTTGGCGATAGCAGTCCAACTACAAACAGAGGCAGATGAACTTTATGTTTAACCTAGACGATTACCAGCCAGTCGAAGAGCGATTGGCTTTATTCATAAAAGACTATGAAGATTTCAGAGTCGAAACAGAGTTAGTGAGTTTCCAGAATGACAGATACATTGTTAAAGCATGGCTTTATCGTACTTTCGCTGATAGCACGCCGTTCTCCAGCGGACTCGCTGAGGAGACGATTAGCAGTCGAGGCGTTAATGCAACTAGCGCATTGGAAAACTGTGAAACTAGCGCGATCGGCAGAGCGCTTGCGAATGCTGGTTATGCAAGCAAGGGTAAGCGACCAAGCAAAGAAGAAATGGTTAAGGTCGCAAGAACAAAGCTCTCAGAGCCAAAGCAAGACTATATCCCTGTCGTAAAGGAAGATGATCCTTGGACAATCAAGACTGTGCCAATGCCCATAACAAGCGAACAAGCTGTGAACACAGTCAGAGAGATTATAGGCGGCACAACTGACAAGGATGTTCCACGATGTGAGCATGGTGAAATGGTGTGGGCAACTGGTACATCTAAGGCTGGTAAGCCTTGGGGTCACTTTAAGTGCGTTGGCGCAGCTAGTGGCGCAATGCTTCGATGCCAAAAGGGCGATGACA